ATGCCACTGAGCGCGCTCTTTAAGATCGCTTGGAGCCTCTGACCATAGGAGGCGGCCAAGCTCTGATCTCGTCAAAGCACCTGCTCTCGCCTCTGCCTCTTCACGCTCGGAAGGTGAGAGCGCCTTGAGGGTGAAGGTGGTAGCGTTTCCGACATCACCAAGCGCGCTGAGATCAGCTGATTCAAGGTACGCTGAGCGCTCCTCTTCAGTTGCTGAGATCTCTGAGTCGCAGGTGATGACCACTTCAATGGTCTGATCAGATGAGGTGAGGAATGAGAGAGCCATATTAGATACCTAAGCCGAGCCTAAAGGGTGAGTTGGCCGCATTGGTCTCTACCACATCACCACCAAACCGGCTCTGTGAATAGGTGAGTTGCTGTCTTACGATATCATTACCACTTACGTCATAGACGTTAGGGTCAACAGTGAGAGCAGCTGCAGGCAACATGATCGCACAACCGAGGCCATCACCCTGAGGTCCAGTGCCAACAAGAATCTGACGAACTGTGCGGTTGAAGAAGTCATCCTTGATAGTGGTGTTCACTGTGCTGAGTGTCAAGCTGAGCTCAACTACAACGTCACTGATCTCCATGTCACTCATGGCTAAGATACTATTGGAGTGACCCATAGGCGTGAGCGTATTGGTGAGCGTCAAGTTGAAGTCTTCAGCATCGAGCGCCAAGCGTCCAAGGGTGTCACCGGTGGTGGCGTTGGTGAGTGAGGTGGGTGAAGTCGATGACGCGACCACATAAGCACCACGGAAGAACGCAGGAGCTCCGCTGTTGTACGTCGGCTCAATCGGCCCGACAGCGTTAGCGTGATCATCTTGAATGAGCGCCGCTTGATAGGTGAGCTCAGCCATGAGACGGCCATTATCAAGCGTGATGTTCATGGACTCCAAGACGCAACCATAAGCGAAGCTTCGGAAGTTGACACCATCGATGCGGAAGCTCAAAGAGTGCTCTCTATCACCTGTAGCGGTTCGCCCTGGTAGATACCAAGTTTGAAGACCTCTCACTGAGGTGTACCCACTCGCTGAGAAAGCAGGTGAGATGGTGACATCACTTGAAGCATCTGCATCATCAGTAATCGCTGAATACTCAGCGCGACCATTGAGCGAGGTGCTGATAAGAGTACCCACATCAGCAGAGGTTGGCGCTGATGAAGGGGTGTATGTGTTCGCGTCTACCGCTGTGACTGTATCAGACAATACACTAGGCAACTGAGTTTTAAGACCAGCTCCGAGGAGATAGCCTAGGTAGTTAGCGGCGTATGTATCAGCCGAAGTTCCCACGGTGGTGAGGTCCACTCGACATACGACTTGGCCGGTTCGTCGGCGAACGCGAGAGCCACCAGACCAGACTGTATCTGGCTCAGCTGGTAAGACATAGTTACCGTCACGAGCGTCAAGACGCTCACTGACCACGGGCTCACCAGGGATGATGATTGGGTCACGCTCGCAAGGGATTGAGACATAGGTGAGACCTGAGTTATCAGGTAGACCAGTAGAAGCGCTGAGTGAGCCAAATGAGCTCTCAACAGCGACTGATAATGAGCGATGAGTTACCGCCATGATTAAGCCTCCAAGTAGAGAAGAGTGAAGGGAATGGTCAGAATATAAATACCCTGCTCACCGATGTTGAGAGGTTCAAAGGTTGGTGGTTCTGGAATCACCGAGACGATGCCCGTAGTGGCTAGTGAATAATCAGGGCCTTTAAGGGTCACCATCAAATACTCTGCATCTTCAGCCATGAGCCTAAATAGATAGGTCATATCTTGAGGGATATCATAACGAACTCTGAGGTTGATGGTCGCTCTGCGTCTACCGCTTAAACCAGCTGCACCATCATCACTAGGCATCTCAGCCAGATCCAAAACGAAGTAGCGCTGAGAGTTGTAGCGCTCCTCAAGAGGTGTGGTGAGACCGTTGGCGCGTGAGTGAGCAACAAAGCCATGATGAAGGTCAGTCTTGGGCGTGGTGGCCTCTAGCTGATCCTCGAGATATGCGAGTGCTGAGAAGATGCCTTGGCTCATTTGAGTTTTCTCCTAATATCAAACTCGATGGCCCTTACAATGACATCGATGTCATCTTCACCAAGTCCTAGAAACTCTCTGGTCTCATTCACTGCATAGCCATACTGAGCATGTTTTGTAAGACCTATGACTATCTGTTTAGCGGTCGCACTTTTGACCACTAAGTTGTTCATCATGTTACCGCTCAGCACTAGATCAACCTCAGCGCTATCATCAGCCCCGCCGCGCCTCCGGCTCTCCTTCTTATACTGTCGATATCCACCTTCATAAAATACACCTTCACCGGTCCTCGTTGGGCGTCCACCTTTGGGCGCTAGTCGAGCGCCACGTTTAGCAACATACAAAGGGTTCTCTGAATATCCTTTGAATGCTTCGCCGTCTGCGTCTAAGCCTTTCGATGTTCTAAGCTTGATCATCGCTACAATGTTGGCCGCTAATCCTGCGGCATCTTTATCACTCCATAAAGAAGCTGGTAGGTTTAGAATCGCTCGGCTAGCCATCAGTGCTTCATCCCTCTAACCGGAGTGAAGAAGGCATCAGCCTCGCTCTTATTGTATGAGCGCCATGAGGCTCTAAAGTCTCGATCACTACCGCCTACTCTACGCAGGTTCTCCTCACCCTCATCAACTACACCATCACCATCTAAGTCTAGGGTGATCGACCTCAACGCTATATCGAGGAGCTCCTTGCATCTGGCTCGCATCTGATCAGCGGCGTCGAACTGCATATTCATTTCGTAGACGCTAGCGGCGGCGCAGTATGCATGAGCGCGCTTGAAGCTCTGCTGATTGAATACCTCATCTTCAGTCACACCATCAGCTATCACATGATCTCTGATGACTAAGATAATCTCATCTAGCGCCGCTTCAATCTGAGGTGTAAAGTCACTCTGTCGACGTGGAACCATATCAGCGAGGTTTGCGAACTGAGCTACCAACTCATCATGATCTAGGCCAGTGTCAAATGGTCGAGGGGTGACCTTTAGTAGACCGGTCTCTACATGATTACCGCCAACAAGATCAGCGTATTTAATGGTGTATGGATAAACACCACTAGTGTCTAGCTTAGACGCTAGTATATCCACATAACTCATCGCAAAGTTAAGAGTGGCCGCTGTGGTCAAGTCGAGCTCTCGGGGTAATGGCTCGGCCAATACTGCTGTCGTACCACCCAAGCGAGTCACCTTTACTGCGTAGTAAGTGTCGCGAGTGGTCTTAAGAAAGGCTCTCACTTCATCACGCTCAAGAGCAACACTCACCGCAGAGCTCAGAGTGAGAGTGCGACGATCATTGGCCACACTCGTAACGGTCGCATCAGTCCTTGATTGGGTGAAGAGCTCATCAGTTAGTGGAGCGCTGAAACCAACGGTGAGAGTTGGGAATCCGCTGTAAGGTTGTGGAGGTTGCCACACGAAGTGATAGACCTGGCCTTTAACTGCTTTTCTCATGACTTCGCTCCTGCATTGGCTTTGCTGATGTTCTTAGAGGTTGCTCTAGTGAGGTCAGCAGCCTCTATGAATCCCTCAGTGACAGGGCTCCAAGAGTGCCGACAGTTGTAACCACCGCAGGCGATCTTGACCGGCTTGCCTTGGCCGTTATTGAGCTGACTCATCTGCTTCTCATCGACCACGAGATTGATGAGCGCTCGACAGAAGGGCCGAGTGATTCCATCTCTTGGCCCTGTATAAAGATAATGATCAAGGCCAGCGTCAGCAGCTGCTACCGCTGTGACTGATCGCCCATACTCTGAGATCTGCGTCTTGATCTCTGTGAGCTGTCGGCCCTCTGCTCTCTCTAGTTGAGTCTCTAAGTCACTCTTAATGATCTCAACAGGTATGGCTAACGTCATAGACCTGAGAGCGCCCTTAACTGCTCTCGTCATGTCAGGCATCAGCACATCTTCAAACACGGCTGATGAAGCTTGTGCTTGGATCAGGTCAAGTTGAGGCATAGCCTGAGGAGATAGGTCAGTGCCAATCACCTCAAGCGATCTCTCAACGCTTGCTCTGATTTTATCAGTTGACTCAATAAAGTCATCGACCGCAAGGCCAAGACCACCCCTCAAAATGAGGTCCATGATTTGCTCATCAGTGAAGCTCATCATAAGGGCTGGATCATTGCTAGTGGCCACCATGGTCATGAGGTCCACTAGACTTTTTCGCGTCCTCTTCAGTGCGAGGATAAAGCCACGCTCGGCCTCAACCTCTGTTCTGAGCTGATCGCGTCTAGCTCTGATGAGACTAGCCACCGGACCACGCTCGCCTTTAACCTGTCGTGTCAGGTCATCAATAGCGAGCTTATCCGCATCTTCTGAGAGATGTATATGGCTAGTCTCAAGCATTTCAAACTCAGGTCAAGCAGTCATTAAGGACGTAACCAAGAGAAGCATCGATCAGCTTGAAGTTGTGGACCTCCTCAGCGTAGACATAGCGTCGAGTTCGGTCTAGTGAGTCATACTGACCAGCGATCATTCCACCATATTCAAGGTTAAGAGCTGCTGTAGGCATCCCCTTAACATTACCGCTCTTCTGAACGATTGCGTCAGAGCCCTTGAGAATACCCATGAAGATTGTCTCACCGTCCCAAATATAAGACTCTGAAGATGTTGCACCTGGAACCGCAGTATCTTGAAGCGCTTGACCTACCAAGATGTTAGGGATGCCGAGCACATCACGAAGCACAGAGATGACAGCCTCATCAGCGAGGATTCGATTACCCGCCGCGATACCGCTGTCACTATCTCCAACATAACCACGAACTTCAGGATTACGAGCCAAGACACGGAACACATTGCGACCCAGAACCATTGTGTCAGGGTTGATCCCATGAGCATTTGCAAAGACTGTATCTTTCAGCTCATGGAGAGTCGTGAGGGGCTCAGCGCCTGTGGCGTCGAACTTGGTAGCCGGTGCTGAGGTGTACCCTGCAAACTCACTAGTTGAGAAGAGGAGATCAGCGGCGCGCTTCTCTTTTGCGAGCTTCATCACGCGCGCTACCTTCTTGGCGATGCGCGCTTCTTCGCTCCCTGGGTACTGAGAGTCGAAGATGTCCTCCATGGCGATACTGTCAGCAGCTGCGTAGATCTTCGCCATGAATGTCTGTGAAGATCGATCAAAGCCACCAATAGTAGCGCGTGAAGATCCAGGAGCGCGCTCGAGGTCGAGGCCAGCGCCAGCGCCCATGAAGTTCCGTGTCTCCTCGAGCAGAATAGTACCTGAGCGCTCAGGGACTTTGATGGTCTCAAAGATCTGATCTGCGATGAGTTGATTGTCAGATGGGACCGCCTCAACGACGAGGTTAGTTAAGATCTGGTCTACTGGATGAAGATTACTATATGAACTAGCCATGTTTAACTACTCCTTAAGATGCAGTGAGAGCCACAGGGCCAGTGAAGATCACATTGATTTGATCACCACTTGCTGCTGAGACTTGGTTGATGTTCGGAAGCATACGCGCCACGGCATAGTTACCTGCGGCCTCATCAAAGGCCACAAGCTTACCGTCTGTGGTAGCCATGAGAAGATTCATGGTCGCTGGTGTTATGTCGCCACCTGCGATAGCTCGTGACTTGCCGAGCACCAAGACCTCAACAGAGTCACCTGCTGAACAAGCGCGCTGAGCGATGCCGACACAGTTAGTCTCATCTTCTGAGGCTGTTACCTGAATCTTTCCAGTAGCCAAAACAGAGACAAGAGCATACTCAGTGATAGCTGAGTTAGCGACGAATGATACAATATTATCAGTATTGGCCATGATTAAACTCCTAATGCCTTAGAATAATAGTCAGGATTCTCGGCGCGGAAAAGGTCGAGCGCCTCAGAGTAGGTTACTTGTTTCTCTTGCTTGAGCTTTAGAACTTGCTCGTTGAGAGTCTGGCGTGAGATCTCCTCACCGCTTGCGCCGTGGCCGATCTCAGCGAGTGGCACAGCTGAAGAGCTAGCGCGCTCAGAGAACATTTGCCAGAACTCAGGCTGAGCGTCTCGCAG